TTGTTCCATCTGCACTTGCATTTGGTAAAGTTACGGTTTCGGTTAGGTAAAAACTTCCTGTTTTTGCTGTAGCCATACTTACTTGGGGCTGCCGACCGCCTATAAACATCACTTCTATCTTCTAATCGGTGACTGGACGCGGCTTGTACTTATTTACCACCTCTTCCCCACCACCACCCGTTCCTAACTAGCCATACTATTTTACTTTGTAAGTCAAATTAAATCGGAGTATATATATACGAATTCCTATGTGGATTGTAACATGATACAACAACATGTTTGCATAAATTGTGGAATAGATTGGAAAGATGATGGGCCTTTGGTGTTTTTTTGCTGGGTTTGTGGGAGTGTTTTAGCATGAAGCGTCATAAGATGGTCAATCTATGTCCAACGTCGTTTGAGATTGCTTCGCAATTACCTAACTTTAGTAAATGGGTTAGAACTAAGCTGATAGAGTTAGATGAACGTAATACTTTCAAGGTTGAATACCACATGTGGTGTCCTGACCATCCTGCGTACGTTAGAAAGTCTGAGGTTGTACCGCGCTTTGGTGTTCACTGTACAACGTGTAATCTTCAGATGGAAGGGAAATGGGTTCAAGCATGATGTGTCAATGCGCGATATGCGGTTTTATTGGTGAAGTCTTTGACTATCATCTGTGGCGAACTACTGATAGACGTTATCCACAACTATGGATATGTGATATTTGTTACGTAGACCTAAGGTAGAACTGCTCTTAACTTTCTAAGCTCAGCTAGTTTTCTACCTCTTTCACCATTTTCCCTAAATGGGTCGTAAGGTAAACCTGTACTTGGGTCAATGTAGTTAGGTATATTTTGTTTCCATACTTCAACTATAGTAGTTTTAGTTTCTCTTTTAGGAGTTTTATCTTCAGAAGGAAGTGTTTCATTGATAGGAAAATAAATAACTTTTTTTCTACTTTGTAACTCTAACCATTCTAGAGCTGATAAATCCATTGCAATCAAACCTGATTAGCAAGTTCGTATGACCTCTTAAGCCTCATCAGATATTCTATCTCTGGTTCTTCCATAGTAAAAGCGTCTAGAATAACTCTCATTGCAGGGAATTGTAGGCTCCTTGGACCATCTTTAAATGATACAGGTGTTGGTAGATTTATAACTCTATAACAATATAGGCAATCAGCTGCAGTTGGTTCTAAGCTAGAAAAATAATTATCAACGACAGGCACTAAAGTTGAAGCACCTGTTGAAGTAAAAGCACCTGAACCAACAATAGAATTTGCGTAATGGACTCTATACGAACCATGAATAATATGTTCTCGATTAAAATTACCCCAGTCAAAAGAAGCTGGATTGGGAAAATTATTGAAACCCGGTGCCCCAACAAGAGCAGCTGTTAATTGTGCATCATCCATAGGTACAGAACTAATTAAAACAGTTTCAAGAATATAATCAACATTTGGGTTGTAAGTATACCATTGGTAGAAATCAGTACCACTTCTTTGTTCAAAAGAACGCCTAAAGCTTACGGTTAAATCCTTACGTACATATCCAGTTAAATCTATCTTTGATTCCTGAACATAAGTTGTATTGGTTATAGTTCTAGTATCTGTTGCATATGTCGATATCCATTCTGCTGAACCTCCTAAAGGTAAATCAACTTCCTTTACAAGCCAAGGGAATTCTACTGTTAATTGTCTATCCATCATTTTTTACCCCCTTTTTTCTTTTTTGTTTTTGATTTATCTGAAGGTTTCTCAACAATCTGTGTTACGCGTTCTAGTGGACTCATTTCTTAGACCTCTTGAATGCTTTAGACATAGCTGCTAAATCTAGTCTTCCTTTTTTTGTTCCTCTTTTGAACTTGATGTGGTTAGCTCTGTTCTTAATGTAACGTTGCCATTGCGATAGTTTACGTCTAGTTTTCTTAGCCGTTGTTTTAACTTCTTTAACGGTTTCAACAACAGAAGCAGAAGCGCGCTCAGCATCGCCAAGTAATGCTCTAAGTTCATTTAGAGTTCCCTCAATCTTAACCAGGTTAATCACCTCAGTTATCTGAGGCAGTTGACTGGATTGCAATTGCGATGAAGTCCTTTGAAGATAGCTTAACAATTCTAGCTTTGATTCTAGCTGTTACGAAGATAGATGATGTATCAACAGCAGCGCCAAAGACACCAGCGGTCAAGTACAAAGAATCATTTACAACCATAAATGCTTCAGACAATGCCGCTGAACCAAAAGAATCAGGATACAAATCTTGAGTGTGTGTTGCAATGTTATTTGTCTTGTCGATGTTTAATCCTCCTGAAGAAATCAGACTTTGATTGTCTGCTCTTAGCATTAATGTGCCAGGGTTTAGGTCAGAGAGTTGAACAGCAAGAGAACCGTTAGCGTTTAGCATTCTAGCTACATCAGGGCTTAGGTTTGTTCCTACTTGGTAAACAAAGTCTACTTGTTCTATTGCAACTGCTTGTCCAGTTGCCACATTTACGTATGCTCCAAGGTCAATAGTGCCTTGCACAATTGTTCCATCTGCACTTGCATTTGGTAAAGTTACGGTTTCGGTTAGGTAAAAACTTCCTGTTTTTGCTGTAGCCATACTTACTTGGGGCTGCCGACCGCCTATAAACATCACTTCTATCTTCTAATCGGTGACTGGACGCGGC